GATCAGTGGCCGCAATCGCGTGATCCGGCTGCCGGTCTCCATGCGTGCCGTCGAGGCCGGAGAGAAGGTGCAGCGATGGGGTGGGACGTTCGACACCTCGTACACGCAGCCGGGCGATTATCTCGTCGGCTGCGCCGGCACGTTCTTCGTGGCGGCACAGCTTCCGATGCGCATCGCCTGGTGCGTGCTCACGAACGCGGCGGTGGACCTGCTTCGACCGCCTCCGCCCTCGCCCGGAAGCTACGGTGGCCGGGTGACCGGCCAGGCCACGATCGTGCTGCATGGATGGCCCGTGAGGATGGAGGCGTCCGGGGCGCGGGGTGCCGGAGGGATGCCGGGCGAGAGCCGCTACGCGGCGTGGGCGGTACACATGCCCACGCTGCCGCAGGTGCCGTTGCTGGGTGATGTGGTGACGGATGCGAGCGGTCAGAGCTTCGCGGTAGGCGCCGCGGAGCAGGATGAACTCGGGTGGACGTTGCTGACCCGCCAGGTAGGCGGGTGATCGGACAAGGGTGGGAGGAGTGATGCGGGCGGAGACGCTGCATGTGGTGACGGCGCGGTTCAATCCGCTGCGCTGGAAGACACCGGACCGGCATTACCGCGACTGGGTGAGTCACATTCTCGACTCCGGGGCGCGGCTGACGGTGGTTGAGGTGCAGTACGGGAAGCGCCCTTTCATGTGCGAGATGGCGCACGTGAGCCATGTCGGGTTGCGGGCCGAGAGCTGGGCGTGGAGCAAGGAGAACGCCCTCAACGAGGGGATCCGGCGCATGCCGGAAGCGGAGTTCATCGCCTGGGGGGATGCGGATGTCTGGCATCGCAAGCCGGGCTGGGCGCAGGAGGCGGTGGAGTACCTCCAGCATTACCGCGTCATCCAGACCTGGACCCGGGCGCTGGATCTGGGCCCCCACGACGAGCTGATCGGCGTGCACGAGGCGTTTTGCGCCCAGTACATGAAGGGCGCGCCGCTGGTTGCGGAGGGGCCTGGATTCTGGAAATTCGACGGCGGCTATGCCGACTACCCCCATTCCGGATATTTCTGGGCCGCGCGGCGCGAAATGCTGGATTGGACGGGCGGTCTGTTCGAGCTCGGCGGCATGGGCAGCGCCGACCACCATATGGCGCTGGCTCTCGTGGGGAAGGTGGAGCGCAGCTGGCCCGGCGGTGCGAGCGAGAGCTACAGGAACCACCTGCTGCGGTGGCAGGATCGTGCCAGGCGCTATGTGAACGGACGGATCGGCGCGGTGCCGGGGATCATCGAGCACCGTTTTCATGGCTCGAAGCAGAACCGCGGCTATCTGTCGCGGTGGGACATGTTCGTGCGCCACGGGTTCGATCCCGATTCCGACCTGAAGCGCAACAGCTACGGCGTACTGGAATGGGCCGGCAACAAGCCGGATCTAGAGCGGGAATGGGATCTCTACCTGCGGTCCCGCCGGGAGGACGACAATTCCCTGTGAGGGCTGAGCGGTGGCCGATCTATCCGATGTGGAAGCGGCGCTGGTCGAAGCGATCGGCGCTGCGGTAAGCGGGGTACCATTCGCGTGCCGTGTCTACAGAGGCTGGCCGGTGCCGGCGGCGTTGAGCGCGTCGCTGGCGGCGGGCGGGGTCGACATCTCGGTGTTTCCAGTGCCCGGGAGCACGCGGAATACGACGCGATGGCAGGCGAGCGGCATCCTGCCGCCGCCGCCACCTGCTTTGACCGTGAGTGTGGCGGGCAATGCGGCGACATTCGGCGGCGTCGCGTCGCTGGGGCAAGTGGCCGGGGTCGCGGTCGGCAAGGCGACCTATGTACATCGCACCGCGGCCGGCGATTCGCCGGAACTGGTGGCGAGCATCCTCGCCGGTGCGGTGGAGGCGGATACGCGGTGCACCGCAATGGGAGCGACGCTGACCGTGGCGGGTGTGACGACGATCCTGGCCCGGGTGGCGGCCGATGCCACCATCGTGACCGAACTCCGTCGGCAGGCGCAGGACATACGTGTCTCGGTCTGGGCGCCGACGCCTGCTCTGCGCGACACGGTGGCAGCGATGGTGGACGTGGGGCTGGCGGGAGCCGTGTTCCTGGATCTTCCAGATAGAAGCTGCGCGCGGATTTCCTATCGGAGCACGGAAAGCATCGACGACGCACAGGACGACTCGCTCTATCAGCGGGACCTGATACTCGAAGCAGAATACGCGACCACCGTGAGCGGAGCGGCGCCGGCGATGCTGTTTGGAGACCTGATCTGCAACGGCGCGACATTCATTGCCTGACGGAGGCGAGATAAAGTGGAAACGATCGTGGTCGTCATACGGCCGTTCGGCCGCCACGGGGTTGGAGAAATGATCAGGGACCCCGACTCGGTGCGGGAGATACTGAACGGAGAGCACGCGCAGGACGTGGTCCGTGTGGTCGGTGCGCACGTGGACGCGCAGAAGGAGGGTTAGGCGGTGGCGGTATATCAGCAGGGCGTGCTGAACACGACGGCTCTGGTCGTGCCGGATCTCTACGTGCAGATCGTGCCGCCGCAGAACCTCGTGATCAACGGCGTTCCGAGCAACGTCGTGGGCGTCGTGGGCACCGGTGGGTGGGGGCCGCTCAACCGGCCGGTGGCGGTCAGCACGATGGCGGACTACGCACAGCTGTTCGGACCGGTGGCCGCCCGGAAATACGATATGGGAACGCAGGTGGCCTGCGCCGTGCAGCAGGGCGCCGCCGATTTTCGCTGCGTGCGCGTGAGTGACGGCACCGACACGGCGGCATCCTATGCCATTGCGTTTGCCAGCGGCGCATTCGCGGTACAACTGACCGCGCGCTACACGGGATCGTTCGGGAACCAGATATCGGTTACCCTGGCGGCCGGGACGCGGGCCGGGACGTGGCGCTTGTCGCTGGTGATGCCCGGGAAAGTGCCGGAGGTGTTCGACAACATTGCCGGAGCGACGCCGCTCGCAGTGTGGCAGGCGCTGGTAGCAGCGGGCAATACCGGCACCGGTCCGCTGCGGGGGCCATCGCAGCTGGTGGTGGCGGCGCTGGGCGGGAACACGGCGGCAGCGCCGGCGGCGTTCGGAGCGCAGATGCTGCTGGGGGGAGCGGATGGGGCGGCCGGGGTGAGCGCGATGCAGCTCGTGGGACAGGATGCGCTGCCGCGGACGGGGATGTATGCGCTGCGCGGCCAGGGCTGTGCCGTCGGTCTGCTGGCGGATGCGGATGACCAGACGCAGTGGGTGACGCAGGCGGCGTTCGGTCTGTCGGAAGGGGTGTACATGATCCTCACCGGCCCCGCAGGCGACACGATCCTCAACGCCATCGCGACGAAGCAGGCTGCGGGCCTCGACAGCTATGGCGCGAAGCTGATGTTCGGTGACTGGGTCTATTGGAGCGACCAGGCGAACGGGCTGGTGCGGCTGGTTTCGCCGCAGGGCTTCGTCGCCGGCCGGCTGGCCAACCTTTCGCCGGAGCAATCCAGCCTCAACAAGCCGCTCTATGCGGTGGTGGGGACGCAGCGTTCGGGTGCGCCGGGGAGCGGGCAGACCGCGACCTATAGCGAGGCCGAGCTGCAGGCGCTGTTCCAGAGCGGCATCGACGTGATCTGCTCGCCGCAGCCGGGGGGTGGGTATTTCGGCGTGCGCTGCGGCCATAATTCCTCGTCCGATCCTGGGCGGTGCGGGGACAACTATACACGGCTGACGAACTTCATCGGCGCCACGCTGGCCGCCGGCATGGGGCAGTATGTCGGCCAGGTGATCAATTCCGGGTTGTTTCAGCGCATACGGGCGACGCAGCTGAGCTTCCTGCAGGCGCTGCTGTCGCAGGGGATTCTCGGCAGCACGGACGGAAGCCTTCCGTTCGCGGTGATCTGCGACCTGTCCAACAACCCTGCGGCGCGCACCTCGCTCGGTTACGTGCAGAGCGACACGCAGGTATCGTATCAGGGAATCAACGAGAAGTTCATCGTCAATGTCGAGGGTGGCCAGACGGTGCAGGTGCAGCGGCAGGTGATGCCGGTGTGAGATGCCGCCGCGGGTGCGGCAGGCGTGAAGACAATCCTGGGTGCTTTCGGAGAGAACGATGCCGATCAACGCGTTTTCGATCGGACGTGACTGCCAGCTCGTGGTGATGGGGCCGCAGGGACGCGTCGATCTGAGTTATGTGACCGGATTCGAGAGCCGGCAGGTGACGCATTCCATCCGGCTCGACCGGCTGGACGGGGTTCCGATGGGTGCGGAGCTGCCGAAAGGATGGGAAGGCAGTTTCGAGGTCGAGCGCGGCACCAGCGCGGTGGACGATTTCATCGCCGCTGCCGAGCAGGCTTTCTATGCGACCGGATCGTTGCCGGCGGGGACGCTCTACCAGTACGTGAACGAGGTGGATGGTTCCACCTCCACTTACCAGTATTCGGGGGTCGTGTTCCGGCTGTCGAATGCAGGCGCGTGGAAGGGAGATTCCAGCGTGAAGCAGAGGCTGGAGTTCTTTGCCACCCAGAGGCAGCGCATCTGATGGAAAGGGTGCGACCGGGCGAGGCGCCATCGGCGCGGATCGTTGCCCAGTACACCGCTTCCGTCATCGTGCGCGATCCGGAAGGCCGGGAGCTTTCGGTGCGGCGATTGACGGCGCTGGACCGGCTGCGGCTGTTCAAGGCGGTGGGGCCGGACTTGTCGCAGAACGCCCCGTATCTGGGCATGGCGATGCTGGCCGTGGCGGTGACGGCGATTGATGGCGTGCCGGTGCCTGCGCCGGTGACGGAGGCGCAGCTGGAGGCGCTGGTGCTGCGCCTCGGCGACGGCGGCATCGCGGCGGTGGCGGAGTGGCTGCATGCGGCCGAGGCGGCGGAGACCGACGCGGGAAACTGAGCTGGCACCCCGATCTGGTGGACTGCCTCTATCTGGTCCGGAACGGGGTGCCATTCGATGTCGCGTTCTGTCTTCCTCCTGAGGAGCGGCTGGCGTGGGTGGTGGTGATGGGCCGCTTCGAGGGTCTGGAGT